CGGCACCCGCAGGTCAGTCTCCTGCTTGCTGGACAGGGTGTCGTAGTAGTGCCGGATTTCCGCGCTGCCGTTGGATCCCAGGCCGCCGGGCGACCTTCCGAGGAGGCGGGTAACCGGGATGTTCGCGGCTCCCGCGCACACCTCGAGGAATGCCATCAGGACGTCCGGAAGCTCGGCTAGGGAAACCTGCTTCTGGGTGTATTCCTCCAACTTATCCAGAAGGAGCATGCCGGATAGCGACTTCCCCCGGTTAGCTAGGGAGAGCCGTTGCAGCATCGCCGTCCGCCAGCCGAGGTCGACCGACTTCTCGGTCAGCCCTTCGATCTGGACGACGTCGATCTTGGCTTCCTGCACCAGGGCGGCGAGGCCCTGCGCGCTGGCGGCCGCGTTGCGCAGCGGCTCGTAGATGCGCTGGAGGATACTGTCTCCCCAGCAATCGACTTCCCGGGAGGTTTCCAGGTGCTCCAGACCGAGGAAGCGCACGACGCGCGACGGATGGATCTGGACGCCCGTCTCATCGGTAGGGGTCGCCAGGATGTAGTAGTCCGGCTCCCCGAAATAAATGTTCGCCGGATCCCGGCAGATCGGGCCGTTGACCAATTCGGTCCGGGAAAGATTGTGGAGATACTTCAGGCCGCCTCTCGGCAGACGGTCGACGTCGAGCTCCTTTGACGGATCTTTGGAGCCGTCTCCGATCAGGATACCCGCGCCGCCCAGTGCCCGGGACTGCTTGAGAGCCTTGTTGACTTTGCCGCGGACGTTGAACTGCTTCTCGACGCGGTCCATGGCGGCGACGTTGTTCTTGCCGCCGTTCCAGGTGCGCCATTCGCGAGTCATGTCGTCCGCAGGCGCGTCGACGACGGAGCCGCCGACCCAGTCGTTGCGGTAGATCGCATCGAGTTCGGCGTAGCTCAGCCATTGATTGTGAACGAAGTGCCCGTGGCTGCCCTTATCCTTGTCTCCACCGAGGCCGGTGACCAGGTTCCGGAGGCTGTCCGTCAGCGCGAGCGTGCGGCTCTCGTCGATGGCGTCATAGATGGCGGTGGGCATCGTTTCATCCCACCCATGCCATCGATGTGTCGTAGGTCGAGCCGTCGAGCATCAACTCGGTCAGCCCCCAGATCCCGGCGTCCGCCCTGTCGGGGGACTTCGATCCCTGGTAGCCGGACTGGCTGAAGTTGCAGAGCTGGTCTTCCAGGAGGAGGAGATCGCGCTCCCCTTCGTGGTCGATCATGTGACTAACCTTGCCCTGCTCGTAGAGGGCGGCAATCGGTTCGGCCCGGCGGACCTTGCCGCGTGACGCGGTGACCAGCTTCACCGGCGCGTTCTTGCGGGCGGTCTTGATGACCGTCTCAACCATGGCACCGCCGTAGTTCTTCTCGCCGATGATCTTGTCGGCGTGCCAGTCGTCGTACGCTTTGATCGTTTCCTTGGCCCACCCCTCGGGGGAGAACCGGCCGGAGCGGTCTTCAAGCACGTAACCATGACCGGCGGCGTCCCGGCCGCAGACCACGATGCCGATTTCGTCGGACCGGAAATCCTCTGGGCCGGAGCAACCGGAAGGATCCACCGCAACCACGATGCGCTGCATTACCGGCAGCTCGCTTCGTGCGATCCGGTGCGTGCCGATCAGGTCGGGGGTCCAGAGGGCGCCGTCGACCTGTGCAAGGAATTCTCCGAGTAGGAACCGGCGACGTTCTTTGTCCGGCAACCCTTCGAGTTGCTGGATGTAGTTCGCCGCAAGGTTTGCCCGGTTTGCATCCGGGTTCATCAGCAGGCTGGCGTAGTCGCCGGGGTTCGCCAGAGCCGCCCCGCTCTTGGGGTCGACCAGCTGTTCGAACAGGCGATACGTCCAGTGGCTTTTGTTCGGAGGATTGCAGTCGTAGTAGAACTTCAAAGCCAGAGGCGACTGCTGCGCCAGGCGGGTCAGCGCCTTATTGCGGGCGTCGAAGCTGATCTGGCTGCATTCGTTCAGGAAGATCGTGCTGAACTCGAGGCCCAGGATCTTCTCGGTGCGCTCCGCATCGTCAAGGCCGCCGAAGATGATCTGGCTTCCGTTCGGGAAGCTGGCGAACCAGTCCGTCTTGTCGATCTTGTAAGGCACCTGCGGGAAGCAGAGCTTCATCACCTTGGGGAAGGTGTCGAAGACAATCGAGTTCTTCACATGGTTGAAGCGGAACCTGAAGACTGCGTGCCGGGTTTCCGGCGCCTTGATCGCCCGGGTGGCGGTGGCGCGCATCAGGGAGAAGGATTTCCCGGACCGGCTGCCGCCGTAGGCCATGCAGTGAGTAGCCGCGCTTCCAAGGAGATAATTTAGTTCGGCCTGCTTCGGGTTGAGCCGGAAGTCAGAGGTCGACGTCTGAACCCGTGAGGACGACGGTAATGCCACCGGCGTGCTCCACTTCGACCTTGTCCTTGAACATGCCGAGGTTCTTGCCGAGCAGTTCGTTCGCCCGAATGGTGTCCTTCAGCTTGAACTTGGTGCTTTTCACGCGGCGCGCCGCTTTGCCCGTGCCGTCGACGTATTCCTCGCAGACGATCTCGGAGATGGCGTAAGCCTGATCACGGGTGAGCTTAGAGAGGTCCCCGAGTGCGTTGCCGTCCGGCTGAACCCTCATGTAGTCCATCATGTTCGCCTGCGCGATCCGCTTCAGGTTCTGGATGACCCAGTCCTGGTCGACCTGATTACGCTTCGTGATGGCGGCTTGCCCTTCGGCGACGGCCTCTGCGACCTGGGGGTGCTTCAGTAGCTTGCTGGCCACCTGCTTCGCGCCGTTGACGCTGTATCCGGCGCGGATCACTGCGGCCGTTCCGTTGCCGTCGATCAAGAATTCTGAAACGAAGCGTTCCTGCTTGATGCTGAGCGCCATTTGGGCCGCTCCCTAGTTTTGCCGCTCAAACGAAAAAGCCGCCCATCTTTCGACGGCGGCTATCAGGTCAGGGCGGCTCGTGGTGTTGGATCGCAGTCACAAACCCGGAGGGCGGACACTCGCGGAAGTCCGCAACAATGGCGGGCCGCTGCTGGCGATCAACGCTATTGCGGTAGTATGCAGGAAACTTAGCACGACTCTCCACGAATGGGAAGCATTTTGTGAGTGTCGTCACACGTCAACGGATTACAGTTGACTGGTTGCGGATTTTGTGAGCTTAGTGTGGGCAGACAAGGAGACTACCGATGCGCGAAGTTGAGAACCTTGAGGCTGGCCTGAGCGTCGGCCTTGGTGTCGCTGCGATCGGCATGATCAACGTGGCCAACTCCATCGGCAACTCGATCCGCCAGGCTGCCGACAACCGCCGGGTCGCAGCAGACACCAGCAATCGGATGCGGGCGCACTTCGCAGAGAAGGCGGCCCATGCAAACGCTGGTGCCGCCCTCCTTGCTCGCTTCCACCTGTCGCAGGCTGCTTAGTTCACCCGGCGACCCTGAAGGCCGCGGCCTTCGTCTGAGTAATCGTTGGCCGCCGCTTCCTTGGCCCGCTTTGCCGCGATCCTGGCCGACAGGTTGGTGATGCACCGCTCTTCCGCGGCAGGCGCCACAGTCTTTTCCTTGGTCGCCACGGTCGCGTGGAATCCTGTGGTAAAGCTCTGGATCGCCGGGGTTGGGGCATTCCCGAGATCACGCAGCAGAGCCTGCGGCATGGACTTCAGCGCGTCGTAAAGATCACCGGACAGCTTTGCTCCGGTCGTCGGCTGCCCGCGAGCCAGCCGCATGGCTGTGCGCTTCACATCCGCCGGTTGGTCCAGGTCCGGAGCGGTCCGGCGTTCGTTGTCCTTAGCAATCTCCGCATTCACGGTGCGCTGCGCGACATTCTGCGCGGTGTCCTGATTTGAGGCGCCGCCGCCGCTAAACAGGCGGCCAAAGATATTGAACGGCTCCGCAACGAGCCAAAAAGCCCCATGGACAAGGCCCCCAAGTGCCCGGCGTATTGCATTCGCTATAGCTCTCAACATGATCGGCTCTCCTGAATTCTTGGACAGCCGATCAGACCACGGGGACATGCAAGGCACGCCGTCAGTCTGCCAGATGGCCCCAGAACCGGAGCGCCCAGCGCGTGACGCAATCCAAATCGGGGTTCGCTTGGTGCCGGGGTGACCCCAGCTCGTAGCAGCTGCCGCCCGCTTAGTGATCCACGCATCCCGGTTGCCCAGGTATCCGACAACATGGATGCCGTCGGTCCTTGGCGTCGTGATCCGGATCAGGTGCCAATCGCTAATATCGTCGACCGGCTCGATCTCAATGATGGCGTAGAGCCGCTGGAGCGCATCGTACGGCTGGAGCACCCGGCCGACGCGGACGCCAGCTTTGAGGGACATCTGCCCCGGGTGCACGCTCAGCGGCAGGATCCCACTTCGCGGACGACCAGTTCCCCGACGGGATCAATGCCCCACAGCGCGAGGGCCTCGAGAAGAAGTCCCTGGGCGGCCATGTCCGGCCGGGCGACCTCCCACTTTAGCAACCACGTGGAGCCGCTGGCGGTTCGCACTTTATGGCTGGCGGGGTCGATCTTGGTCAGTGGGCTGGTGATGTAGGGCAACTCGTCTGCCCGGTAGCCGAGCGCATGGTAAGTCACCCGCCCCGACTTCTCGGCCGCGACGAAAACGAACCGCTCGAGCACGCCGCGCTCTTTGCCGGTCACCGCGCCGACGAGGACTGCCGGTGCATGGACGATGTCGTAGCTCATAAACCGCGCTCCTCGAGTTCTTTGGCGACCGCCTTCTTCACAGTCAGCCACGTCAGCCGCAGGCGTTCAGCATCCGGCAGAGCACGGTGCAGCGTTGGGGACCGCCCAGTTGCTGTCTCTTGAGCCTCGCGGACGACTTCCACAGCCCAGGCGGCCAAGTGATTGCGGGTGGCTTCATTGTCCGGCGGCAGCGTGTCCTTGATGGCTGCGAACTCCCGGCGATAGAGATCGTGGACATGGAGCAGGGCGGGCGTCTCGTCGATGCCTGCGGCCGTCAGGAGCATCTCCAGCCAGTAGGCGTCAAACTCCGGGGCATCCGAGACTACCACGGACGCCACCGGCGACAGGACGGCGTGGGCGCGTTGAGCCACCTTCGATAGCGGGTAACCGTCGGTGATAAGGGTGGGTAGCGAGATCCCATGGATCCTTTCGGACTGGAAACTCCACCCTCGTCCGCCGCCGATCCATTCTTCCGGCGGCCGTAGGAGGTAACTTTCCCCATGGCCGAACTCGTCGACCCACGCGATTTCGACCGGGAAGCTTCCCTGGCCGAGCGAACTGGCTTCGATGTCCAGGAAATAGATCATCCCGGAAACCGCCAGATTTCTCCGATGCCGAGCGCCTTCACCCGGATCCCATTCGACAGCACGGAGACGCCTGAATGATGATGGTGGCCGTGGACAAGCCAGCGGGCACCCACGGCCTCCGCCAGGTCGTCCAGGACAGAGAAGCCCATATCCTTCCAGACGGATGACGGACCTTCATGGGTCACCAGGACATCTGCCCGCTGTTTTCCGAGCATCTCGACATCTTCCTGCCAGATGACATCCCGCATGTGCAGCGGCAGCCCGCCCATCCATCGCTGGCGGTTTGCGGCCATCCAGTCCGCGCGGCTCGGATATTTCGGCGGCCCGACTTTCGGGCTCCACACCCTGCCCTTGAAAACCCCACCGAGACCGGCAGTCCGGACACCCTCGAGGTCGGCCACCTTACCGTGGATGTCCCCGGCGGGATGGCCGCCCTTATCTCCTGTCAGCCAAAGCAGCTGGTGCGCACCGGCATCGAAATCGTGGTTGCCGATGATGTAGCGGACGTCAAATCCCGCGGCGAACAGCGGCGCCAGGACGGCGGAGACCGGCGCGGGCAGTTCGAGATCACCGACGATGACGACGGTGCCGACGGGACTGTCGACCAGCGCCAGCAGAGTGCTGAAATCGCCGTGCGGGTCACCGCAAAAATAGAGAGGTCGAGACATGGAAGGCACTCCGGCAGAGACATATGAGGGCATCCGGCTACCCGTGGGTGCCGATCAGACGTGGATGCCGGGAGATATGCTCTGGTGTGCCATGACTCATATATAGCAGCCCCCGGGGCAAATTGGAGCCCCGGAGTAGCGGCCGCCGTGAGATAACTCACGGGCGGCCGCTGGTAGCTACTCAGCGTAGGCGAACTGTGCCGGTCCACCCGCAGTGTTCAACTTGGCGTTCGCAGCTGCCCGGACTTCTGGAAGCCTGTCGCAGATGCCGTTCAACGGAAAAGCCGCCATTTTCTCCGTAAGCAAGGCTTTGAGTTCGATAGCAAGTTCAGCCACCGACCTGTCGACCGGGCAGTGGCGGATGACCATGCGCAGATACGAGTATCCGAGATACGCGTTGATCTGATCGACTTTCGCCAGATCACGGATGACCTCGTTTTTGGCGCCCGTCGCGATGTCCACGAAGAAATCGACGTCGTAGTCGAATTTTTGGGCGGATCGCTGAGCGGCAGTAAACTTCTTAGGCATGGTGGGCGTCCTTTTGGTTTTTGGTGTCCGGAGTAGGGTAGCCGCCCGGTGCTAGCGGGCGGCCATAGTCTTCAGGCGGCTTTCGTCTTCATCGGCGTCGTCCGCGTGGCGGAGTAGAACAAAGGGTCAGGCTGGCTGGACAGCATGAACTTTGCGGCTTTCACTACGTCCGGCCACAGCCGGTCCCTGGTATCCAGAAACCGGTTGCCGTGATCGGAAGCGATGAGTTCTGCGTATGCGTCCTGCGTCGCCTGGCAGCATTTGAAGTGATCGTGCGCCGCGCGGAGCCAGCAAAGCTCGCTTGAAGAGTATTCCGGCGCGATGATGGCCTTCTTGACGGCAGGCAGCCCCTCGCCGTTGATGATCTGGATCAGGCGGATGGCGTTTCGCATGAGAGCCATCGCGTTATCGACGGTGACCTCTTTATTGCAGTGAAGATAATTGAACATCTGGGCGTCCTTCTGTGTCCGGGTGCATAGGCGGGGGCCGCCCGGCATGTTTACCGGGCGGCGGCAGGCTTCAGTCTTCGTCTTCGATAGCGATCAAGGGCCAGATCACTTCGCCGTCCGATGTTTCCGTGTGCTCAGCGCGCCACCCCGGCATCTCGATGTCGAAGATCGCCTCCATTCCGCGGATTTCTTCTCGCACCTTGTCGGCTTTCAGCCACATCAGATCTCTGATGTCCGCGTTCCCAAACCTATCGACCTCGAACCGGCCCGCAAATTCGACCTCCAGACTGGCGATGTTCTTGCCGTGCTCTTCCGACCGATGGAGAAGTGACTGCGTGACGGAACTTTGTTTCAGAATCCACGTCGCCACCTCCACGATATCCGGCCAGAGCCTCTCCCTTGATTCCGAGAACTGCTCGCCAACCTCTGAGAGCATCAGTTCTCCGTAAAAAGCCACCGTCTCCGGGCAGCATTGGAAGTTCTCGTAGGCCGCCCTGACCCAGCAAAACTGGTAGGACTCGTAGGTCGGCGCGTGGATAGCTGCCCGGAGGACTTCCAGCCCCTCGCCGTTGACCAGTTGGATGAGGCGGCAGGCGTCGCGCATCAGCGCAATCGCATTATCGACGGTGGACCCTTCGATGTAGCTCGAAAACGTATTCATGGTGGACGTCCAGTTCTGCTCAGGAGCCGGACCCGGTTGGGTGCGGTAGTCCTCTACGGACCGGTTGAGCACATACAACCGGATTTGTCCAGGGGGCTAACTCCTCTAAGGTCCACATTCATCACAAGCAGTCCGTTTGCATGGGCGATATTGATTAAATAAATCACGTCGCTGTCCACAAACAGGCTTGCGGATTTCCAAACGTCACACCGATCTTTCTATCATTGGGGAGACACACGATGTTTAAGGACGCAAAAACCGCCGCTGCCTACGCTTTCGCCGGGAACGCCGGGATCACTCTGCGGTCGACCGTCACCGGCGCGCACTTCACGTTCAAAGTCACCTCGCCGCGGACGAATGCGGATAACGTGCTCTTCGTGAGCGTCCTCGTGGGTGCCGACGATTACCGCTACATCGGCATGCTCGATGCCAGCCGGACCTTCCGCACCACGGCGAAGTCCCAGATTGCCCGGGACGCCAAAGCAACTGCGGCGTTCCGCTACTTCATCGCCGCCCTGGCTAAAGGCGAGATCCCGTCAGTCTTGGAAGTCCGCCACGAGGGTCGCTGCGGAGCCTGCGGACGGAAGATTACTACCCCGTCCAGCCTGGATAGCGGCATCGGTCCGGAGTGCGCTCGGCAGGCGGGAACCCCGGCTCCGCGGCTGGCCCGGAAGTCGGCCTGCAATCACAGCCGGACGACTTCTCCGTTCCATTCGTCGTCCTGCTACGGCCAGAGGATCATCCGCCAATGCACGTGGTGCGGCGACATCGCCCCCAACGGCGTCAGCTTTCAGAAGGCGACGCCGGAGATGTTGGCGGCCATCGAACAAGCCGCGATCGCCAAGGACGCGTGGCACCACGCTTACCGGACGGGCACCGAGGAATACCGGGATCGCGTGATGGACGAGTTGCTCGACGCCATCGCTTGAGCGGATACCCAAAACCAGAAAGGGCGGCTTCCAGCGATGGAGCCGCCCTTTCTGTTGCCGGGAGCCTAGGCGATGAGGCCGATGACCACCGCCGTCAAGGCCGCCAGTACGATCAAAGGAACCAGCTTTTTCCAGCCGCCCGGCATTACAGTCGCCCTCCAGATTTGCGGGCGTCGATTGCTGCGCGCGCGGTGATGTCCCGGATCGCGGGTGCGAGATCGGCATAGCTGGCGATCCTGCCGCGCTGGCCGCCTGGGGTGTTGTGGTAGACCCAGTATCCTCCGCCGACCCGCCTCAGCGACAGCCTCGTGCGGTCGGCGACTACGTCGATCAGTTCACCGCTGACGACAGTGGCTTCCATGCCGCCGGTGCGGAGGGCTTCCGATGCGGAGGTAGTCCAGGGGTCACTCATCGAGGTCATACATCGGCTCGTGAACCAGCACGCTGAAGTTATCCTCGAGGATTTGGAGGATTTCTCGGAGGTCGTCGACCGCTTCGGTGTTGCCCTCGTAAGTCGCGTGGTCGCACTCGCGCCGGAGGCCGCTGTCGACATCGTAGGACGCCCGGTAGAGACGCCTGAGCAGCTCGATTATCGTTCCGCTAGTGGTGATGTGTGTCGCAGTATTCGTGTTGTTGCGGAGCCAGCCTAGGAAGGCCGCCGAGCCGAATATGGGATCTGCAATGTCTACTGAGCTTGCTTTTGGCACCCCTCTCATGACTTCACCCTCGCTTCAGCCGGGATATCCTCGAGCAGCTGCGGAAGGCGCCCTTCTTCCTGCATCCAATTGTCGCTGACCTCGATGTGTTCGACCGGGATGAACAGCGCGGCCGCCAGCGGCTCAAGGCAGCGTCCCGCGATGAATGCGCTGCCATCAACCAGAAGATTGCCATTGAGGTAAACGCCTTCCCACTCGGAGTAACCGGTCACGACAGTGATCAGATTTGTGAAGAGCGGCTGTCTCTCTTCGTGACGGCGCCATGCCTCGACGCGGGCTTTCTCGACACTGTCGAAGACTTCGCACCCTTCCTCGTCGGGGCCGCAAAGGACTTCCCGGCCGGGGCCGTCGTTTAATATTTCCCAGTCCGGCGGCAGTCCTTCAGGTATCGTGTTCGCTTCGGTCATCGTGGGCACCCTTGAATTTCGTGGTGCCCTTATTGTCAGTGAGCCGCCCCCCGGAACCGCAGGAAGTCGTTACAGGCGCCGTTACGCGATGCGGCGCATATCCGTCCAGTCGGTTTGCAAGAGCGGCTCATCGGGCTCCTGCCCGGCGGCACGGCGCTCAGCCAGACGCCCGGCGAAGTAGCTGTCGTCGGCCACCCGGTCGACCTGCCCTGGTTTGAAGTCGTCTTTCATCTTGTTGACGAACGCCGCGACGGTGTCCACATGCGCCTCAGATAACGCCTTTAGTTCGGCGCGCGGCAGGATAGCCAGGCTCTCCCGCATGAAAGTGGATACCGTGCCGGAATGGAGATCCTTCCCGGCCAGCAATCGGCGGGCAAGGCGGCGCACCTGCGTCGGATCGTCGACGCCAAGGACTTTCTCGGCGGCCGTGGGAACGGGATCCGGGCCAGCTACAAGGACTTCGAGCTTGTGAATCAGGCTGCCGATCTTGCGAAGCATCGCCGGTCTCCGGTTTGGGGGTGGACATTCTAGGCACGGCGGGATGCAAGGCAGGGGGGATCTCAATCCATAAAGGCGTCCGGATGGATGTCAGACAGCCATGACGGGAAGTCTTCCCCGTAGGTATCGCGCCTCCAGGCCAACCAGTCCTTGCGGATGCCCTTCTTAACCAGACGCCCGCCGTTAAGGTGAACCATCCTCCAGGTCAGGTACTCCATCTCACCGGCGGTCCCAGCGATGGAGAAAGCGGCCCCTACGAATATTGCTGCGCGTGGCCCAGATATTCCGATGTCGTCGCGCTCACAGAGGACCGTCACTACAGGCTTTTCGACCGCCGCGCGGATCGAGATGCCCTCCATGTCGATGGTCTCCCGTTTCCTTATTTCTTCCAGTAGATGGCCGTAGCCAGCTTTCAGAAGAGCCGTCCTGATCTCGTTGTAGGCCGACGGACTGATGTCCAGCGTCGCCGTCGCATAAGTGTGCGTCATGCCGCCTTCCCCCTCGTGGGCCGCGTCCAGCCGATGGCCTTCTCATGCTCCCGCAACCGACGGCGGACATCCGCGAGGGCGGCGCGCCAGGTGGCGTGGGTTTCCTCGATATACCGACGCCCGTGGAGTCCGGCGACGTGAACCGAGTAGCGTTCGCCCTTCGATACGGTCAGCTGGAAGTTGTCGCATTCCGCCGTCACGTCGTCGCCGAAGCGGCTCTCGGCGAACAGACCGGCGGCGTTGAGATCCGTGATGGCTTTGGTGATCCAAGCAGCGGTCAGGGTGTCTTCAGTCATGACGCCACCTGATGCTGCGACGCCCAGAACATGGCTTCCTGAACCTTGGTGACCGCCAGCGACAGCTCCCGGGAGGACCCAGTGGCGCGGATTTCCGAGATCAGTGAGGACGCCAACTTCTCGAGGAAGTCAGCTGTTGGGCGCGCCACTTCGGCGATATCTCTGCTCGTAACCAAGCCGTAGCCGCGGTGCTCCTCGTGAACTCTCGCGTAAGCCGCCGCAGCGGGCATTTCCGATTTTTCCATATACCAATGCGCCAGCTCGTGCTGCTCTTCCGTTCCCTGATATTTCGTCATCGTCGCACCTCATCTGCGGAAGTCCGATTGTGCGCCCGCGGCTTGCCGGATCCCGAGGAAGTCGAAGCCAATTACTCTGGCTCCCTTTCAGTCGGGGTCGGAGAACTTCATCGCGGAGATCCGCGCCAGCTGGCGGTCCTCGATATGCGGCTTCCTCGCAGCGAGGGCGGCCAGCACTTCAGACTTAGAGAGGCCCATCCGGTTGGCGACATCCCGGAGCGGCAGCTGGTGATCATGCACGAGCGACCACGCGGTGGCAGGGACCGCATCCAGCTCCGGGATGGCTTTCTTGGACGCCTTTGACGACTTCGGTGCCTTTTTGACGGCATCCCATTCAGCTTGGCGGGCTGCCGTGTCTGCCGTCGGCGGCGTCACCACAGCGGCCGGGATCGGCGGGGTTGCGGGATCCGCCCGTGCCCCGGACAGCCGCGCCTTTGCCGTCTCCTTTACCTGCCGGACCTGTGCTTCGTAGGCGGCAGTCAGGGCGGCAACCTCATCCTGCACGGACTGCTCGAGTTCGGCAGCCTGCCGCCGTGCAGACGCCTGCGCGGTGATGACTGCGATCTTCGTGTCGCGGGATGCTTCTATCGCGGTGATCTTCGCCTTGGCGGCCGCCCGGATGGTCGCGATCTCCTTCGCTGCGCGGTCAGTCAGCCACCGGAGTTTCTCGTCGTCCGAACGACGAGGCGCACCAGCAGGAATGCCTTCGTAGACGGTGGCGGTCCTGACTATGCGAGATGCGCTATGATACTGAATGCCGAACTTCGCCGATATCTGCTTTATGGTCGCCCCGGCGGCAGCCATCGCACGCGCCTCGATATACTGCGCGTTGGTCAGCCGCGGGCGTTTGCTGGCGGCGGGCGTCTCCTGGTGTTCCGTCATCTTTGGCACCCGTGGTTCGTGGATGCCTTATTGTGCGGCGGCGACGTCCCGAAACTGGAGGAAGTCGACTTCAGAAGTCGACGTCGGCGAGGTGCGGCGGAAGCGGCACGAACGGCGGCCATCCTCCCACCGGCGGCGGGATCAGACCGGGGCCGCTGGGGAAGACCTGGGCGGCCGTCAGATCAAGAGCCCACAGCGCGCTGGCGGTGATGCCGACGGACACGGAAGGATCCCCACGTTCGACCTTCCGAAGCGTGGCAGTCGTCACGAACATGCGGGCGGCCAACATTTTCTGTGTCAGCCCCTTTGCCTGGCGGGCGGTCCGGATGTTGTTGCCTGCGATCTCGAGTGCCTCGGTGACGGCGGCGGGCAGCTTGTCGGTCATCTGGCTCATGAGAGAGTTCTCCAATGCGTCTACTCGATGCCCGAGAGAATATCGGTGGCATTCAATCCCCTGGCGGCCAACTCACTGTGGACGGCTGCGAGGAACGGGTGCCAGCCCGGCAGCTGGTGCCGGTGCCCGCGTGTGTAGCGCAGCAGGCCGAGCATCTCGGGCCGCGTCGCGCCGGACAGGTCACCCGGCGATAGCATGGCATCGACGGCCGGGAAGTCGCCGTCGCGGAGCAGCTGCCGGATCCTGTCATAGAGATCCGTGTTGCGGGCCTCCAGGGCGGCTGCGGGCTTCATGGGTTCACCGGCGCGGTCGGCTTGAACCGAAGCAACTGACGGGTGGCCCATTCTGTTTTCTCGAGGGTGTCCGAGACAGCCCTTTGGAGAGCCGCACCGTCAGTGGATCCCCGGGATTCTTGCTCCGTGCGTTCAAGATGCTGGAGCATCCCGCCGCACTCGCGGATGAAGTTCGCGAGGAACCGCACCATGCCTTCGTCGACCGTCTCGAGTTCGGGGAACGTCATGCAGCCCTCCTAAAGCCACCGAGTTCGGTGCTTCGATCTCTTTGCCGGATCCTTGCCCAGCGCGGCGTTCTTGATGCAGGTCTTGCAGGTTCCCTTCGAGCTCCAATTATTGCGGGCGATGCTGAAGCTCGAGCCGTTACCCCGGTTCCAACCGTGCGCGCACATGGGCAGAAGGTCATCACCGACGCATCTGTAGAGGTGCGACACAACGTCGTCCGGGCTATTTCGGCATGCTCCCGAGATGTAGTCGTCGCCAAGATCGATGATGTCGAACATTACGCAGCCCTCCTCTTGTGCAGAACCGCGATCAAGTCCGCGATGATCTGACGGTGATCCGACGTCAGCTCGGCGAACCGTTTCCACAGCTCGTCGCCCGCCCGGCTGCCGCCAATCTCATCGGAGACGCCCGAAAGGAAATCGGTGGATACCCCCATAGCTCGGGCCATCCGCACAATATTACCGCCGCTCGGCGTCTGGCGGCCGTTCTCGTATTTGGAGATCGCCCCCTGCGGAATGCCAGTTCGATCGGACAACTGCTGCTGGGTGAAACCCCGGAGAAGGCGGGCTTCCTCGACCCGGTGGCCGATTGAGTTATTCAGCATCGGAGGTTCCTCCATACAGACGGAGAACCCGTGCCGCGCGGTTATCTCCCCGTGTGTGACGCCAGCCCTCGACGGCGGCATGGTGTTCGGTGTTTGTGCAGCGGTAGGTCACCTCGCAGTCGGAGACACGGTCGATGGTGCTGGGCCAGCCAGCGGCTGCCAAATCATCCCCATCCGCGAAGGCCACGAACCACGTCTCGCCGGTGGGCCTATGCAGGACATGATCACCGCAACGGGGCAGCTTCAGGCTGGTCTCATTATCCTTCAGATACTGGTAGATCCTTCCCCCGTGATCCTCCAAGGCATCATGGGCGTCAGACAGCATGAACTGAAGGTCATAGTCGGATGTCCGCCGCATCGCATCGTTGCAAGCAATCCGAGCATCCCAGATCAGGCTGCGGACCTTATCGACCGGGTCGGAGCCGTCATTCTGCGTAGTCATCTGCATTCTCCTCAGTCGGCCACGAAATCTCGGTCATCCGTGAAAGCAGATCGACCGCACGCTCGAGATCCCGGCAAGCCAACGTCGCCAGAGACGACCGCTGCCGGGAAAGCTCTCCATGCGCCCGCACCAGGTGACAGGCGACGGCGACGACAACTTCATGCTCGGTCACCTCATCCAGCAGCGGCCCAACCGTGGAGAGCGCTTGGCACGCTCCTACAGCGGCCGCAGACAGCCCCCTGGAGGTCTGCACGTAGTCCGGGCTTCCGGACATCCTCTCGAGAAGGACCGCCATCCCGTAGGCCGCCTGAAGGGTATGGCTGGCGAGTTGGAGTTCTCTAGCCACGGTAGGCCGCCATAGCAGCCCGGATGGCCGTAGCGGTTGTAGGTGCATTCGCCTTGGAAGAGTTCGACCGAACCTTCTTCGTCGCATCTCCGTCGGACACCGCGAACGTGGCGACGCCGTCAGAGTAGACGGTGACCCAAGTCACGTTCTTGAAGATCAAGAGGTTCACCCTGAAGCCTGCGGGCACCTGGGCCAGCGCAGCCTCGATGGTGTCATCCGTCATGGCCGGTTTCCCTTGAGCGCAGCCGCCTCTGCGTCGGCGCGCGCTAGATCCCGGAGCGCGTTCATAGCGGCGACGTCACAACCACAGTCCTGGCATGCCAGACCCGTGACCTCCTGGATGCAGGAGCCGTCCGTAAGCCTCTGAAGATCGCGGATTGAGATGCTGACCATACTGTCGGGAGACCGTTCGGGTTCCCGCGTGTGGTCCGGCATCATCACCATCAGGTATCCGATTGAAGCCTTGGTCACCGTCGTTTGGTTCATAGCCATTGGATTTGTCCTTTCGTGACGTAGTAGTGCGACCCGCACGCCCACGATTGATTGCCGATGCACGGCCGCAGCGTCGTGCCCTCCAGCGTCCAGCCGTTCGGTGACTGCGGCTTCAGCGGCGTCACCACCTCCCCGCCGCAGCCGCACGCGCACAGGTGGACCGCGACGCCGAAGTCAGCCGACACGTAGAGGATGCCCGGATGCATGATCTCCGGGACGTGGCGGACGTCCTGCCTTTCGAGCGACTGGACCTGATCGCAGTCCGGACACTCGCGGGCTTCGATCTCGTCGGCGACATAACCGCCGTGGCCGCACGCCGTGCAGGACACCCAAGGGCGTTCGTCGCCGTCGTCTTCGTCGAATGCCATCTCGCGGGTTTCCTGTAACATCGGGCAACCAACATCATGCCACCGGCGGCCGTCTAACCTCAGGAAGTCGACGATCCGGCCGGGAGCGCGTCGGCCGCCGGACACGAAAAAGCCGCCCAAGGATTGCTCCTGGGCGGCTGCGGATCGGCGGGCGTCTGCGAAAGGTCAGGCGGCGCGGTGCCGGGCAACGAATGCCCGCATCTCCCACTTGTTGCGCGCGGCATGCCTCTCAGCCAGCTTCTCGAGGAGTTCATCGGAGAGGATATGGAGACCTCCGAGATCGTTGATAGCGTCCGCCAGGAACTCCCTGCCTGTCTCACTGTCGATGCCGTATAAGGATTTGATCGTTAGGATGTTGTCGCTCCGGCTGGACATGGTGTTCTCCTTCTCCTTGGTGATGACGCCCGACGTCCGGGCCTCCTGAATCCCTGAGGCCCGCCGGTGAACCGAGCGGGCCTGATTCGGGGATGGCGCCGGATCGTCAGGCGGCGACGTGCTCCGCGACTTCCTCGTCCTCGTCGGTCTCGACCAGCTTTTCGTGGATGGCGATATGAAAGCTGATCAGCTCGTAGCCGGTGTTCTCGGTCCACGCGTCGCGGATCGCCGCCTGAAAATCATCGGCGTTGTGATCGGTCCAGCCGCCCATGTCGTGAGCGTCATGGGCCCATGCGACAAGGACCGCGCGTGGATCCCTGGACTCCACGTAGCGCGGATCGTGTCGTGTGGTGAGGTTTGCCATGGTCTGGATCTCCCTGATCGATGCCCGCGATTGCTGCGGCATACCCCTCAGGTAGTTTTCGGCAATTTCATCAGCAAGCCTAAACGTGGACAAAACAGGCATTTATTTAATGTTGGCAAGTATTCGGCGGGGATTTACCACCGTTCGGTGATATTCCAGCCGGGCAGCGGACGCCCGGACATGGAAAGGGCCGCTCGGTTCTCACCGGCGGCCCTGATGGGTGGATGGCTGATGAGGTTAGGCGGTCTGCAATGCACACAGTGCGGCGAGCGCAGTGCGCAGCTTGGCATTCTCATCCTTGGATGCCTGTAGCTGACCTCGAAAGTAATCGAGGCGGCAATCCTTGGCTGTCTCAAGGATGACGCCACCAGCTTTAATTGTGCCGAGAGCTTCCGAGTAAACCGGAAATCTGATGATTTCGACTCCGTCGTGGCATGCCTCTGAAGCCTCCTCGTAGACGACCGCCAAAACTTTGTCGCCATCTTGCTCTAGCAGCACTCCCTCTTCCTCAAGACGGTTACAGTTGATGTTGGGCAGGGTGTAGAAGTTGATTTTGGTCATGGTGAGATATCCGTCGTTTCGAAGTCTGCCGGGAAACTCCTCGCCTCCCATGATAAGGATGTCTGAAAATGTATTCAAATCCGCAAGCCTAAACGTTGACAGGAGGAACATTTATTTCGGGGCCGTTATTCCTTCGGCTTCATGCCCCAAAATGCCGGGTTGTTGTATTTGGATGGCGGCAGATCCCGCTTCAGCGGCAGCGCACCCGGCGCCGCATCCTTGCCATAGATGCGCTCCCGGATCGACGCCCACTTCGCTGCGATCTCGGCCAGCACCTCCGGGGACGGCGGCCGCACAACGAGAGTCACCATGCCCTTTCTCGGACGACGCTTCCGGACGGCAGGCGGGATGGGCAGGTCGGCCATGTGCGCGGGATCCTTCTGTGTTGGCGGCGGTCTGTAGCGCTCTGCCGGGTCGGCGGCTACAGATCGCAGTCGTCGTCGTCCCATGTCGCCGGATCACCCCAGCGGCGCATGTGGGTCACCCGTGAGTAAGCGCGCATCGCCAGCGCACTGCCTTTGTCCTCATAGAGATCGACATCCTCGGTACGCTCGATATCTGCGAGGGCCTGCTCGGCGATCTTCAGGCGCACTTTCCAGACCGCTGCGGCCGTCATCCGGGCAATTGCTTCGGGAGACGCCGGAACCGTCTCGGACCGGATATAGGCACCGCCAGAAAACCCGTAGAGGTCCGCTGTGGTCAGGGTCACGAACGGCTCGACGGCGGGGATGTCTGCTTTGGCGACTTGCTGGTCGAGGTATTCCTCCCACGCGCGATCCCAAGCATGGATAGGCCGCATCAGCTGAAGCTCTGGGTCGGCAGCCCGCAGTTGCAGAGCGCGGTCTGCAAGAAACGTAGTCGGCGCCGGGGCGGCTTTGAGAGTGGCGGTGTCTGACATTGCGGATCTCCGAGATCGGTAGACGCCTATCGTAATCCCGGCGCCCCGCCGAACCTCAGGAAGCCGCCGGTGAAGTCGTGGACGGCGGCTCGTGGTCGATCTCGTCGTCATCGATGTCGCAGACGCCTCCGCACTTCCAGCAATCCATCTCGCCGTAGTTGTCGCAGACGCACAGGTCACCGCCGCAGTGGCAGTCGACCGTGCCGGTGCCCTGACATGCGGCGCACCACATCATGGGATCCTCGCGTTGGCGGCCGCCTGCTGGAAGAGCCACCTGCACTGTTCGGCGTCGACATCCGGGTCGCAGCCGTCTTCGACGAGTTTGGCGCGGAGTTCGTCCGAAGGCATCGAGGTGATCCAGTCGACCAAGGCATGCCGGAGGTTGTCGAGGTCGGCTGCTGCCGTTGCGGCGGACCGGATCATGAAGCCGACCGGCGCGTCGCCTCCAATGTCTTTCGCGGTCTCACGCTGCATCAGAGCTTCCTCCATCACCGTTCGCCTCGCACAACAGGAATGCCTCCCGCGTAAACGCCCCGTAACGCTCATCCCAGGCCACCCATTCGGATATCCAGCCGTATTTGCCCCCGGCGTCACGGAGCCACTCGGGCTGTCCGAAAGCTAAGAACGGTTCTCCGCCGCCAGGCTTGGGGCGCACGAGCACGACGGCAACCGGGTTAATGTGAACTGTCACGTGCGAGGGTCTCTGCGACCGGCGGCGTCGGCGATGGAAAGAGTCATGCGACCCATGCGGATCCAGTGATCCCACGTGTCAGCCTCCCAAGTGCATCCGCTGGCTTCGCACAGGAAACGGGATACACGGGGGACCCGGCGATCGCGCATCGGCGTCTCACCCACCAGGCGATCGTAGATAGCCTGCTGACGCTCGATCCTGCCCGCTTGCCATCTGCGGTCCTCTTCGTCCCGGGCGGCCTCGATAGCTTCGCCGTCATCGTCATCGCAGAGATCAAAGGCGTGTTCGGCATGCTTATCGCGCAGGATAACTGTGGGCATTGTCGGCTCCCGGGTATCGGTTGCTGCCTATGATACCGGGGCATGCCGCCAGAACTCAGGAAGTCGGCTGTGAAAGTGTGGACAAAGCCCGCTCGATTCCGGTGGCGGTCAGCAAATGTCAACATTAATGTTGGTGGCTAACCTTGCGGGTTTGGCGGCCGGGCCTCTCGCCGGGCGGCATCTCCGATGGATTGCCGCGCATTCAGCATGCGGCCGTCACCGCTCTCATAGACGGCCATTGCCTGACAACAGGCGGCGCACCAGCGGTAGGTCACCATGCCGTCAGGGCCTGCCTCGGTCAGCATGCGCGCCCAACCGCCTGGTGCCTGCGTGTCGGCGCACAACTGGCAGTCGAAGGATTTCCGGTTCTTGCCGATGACGTTCCGAAGGACACGCTCACCGTCTCCGTAGTCGCCCTCGAACAGGTTGCACTCCAAAACAGTGTCGGCGTCGAATGGGGGCTGCATGGTGTCCTCGATCGTAATGGTTAGAAAGCCAGCTTCGGTTTGGCAGCCGTACCGCGCAGGCACATTGGCGGACCCTTCGCCCGGCGGGCATCGCGGAGAGCTACCAGGTGCGCCTGCCACTCGGGTGTGCCGATTACTGCGAGGTGCGCTGGCGACCCCGCGGCAACCCGTGAGCCGTCCAGCAGCGTGACGGTGAACGTCGGCGTGGGATGGGGATCCGAGATCATGGATACCATCCGCATTCCTCCGTCGACCCTTCCCGCATGCACCGGGTGCAGATTGCAGGCATCACGGGCCGCGTCATGCGCAGGTTCACGCGCCACCGGTGTCCGAACAGGCGGCAGATCAGAACTCTGATGGCGTGCGAGACGGCCGTCATCGTGGCAACTCCTTCAGCCACTGCTCGATCGTCTCGATGGCTTCCTGCCGCATTTCACGATGCCTCAGGTCCGGCGGCGTCCCGGTCAGATCATAGCCCGCATATTGGGCAATCACGTTGTCGCACTCGTTTACCATTGCAATAGCGTCACAGACCTTGAAGAAGCCGATCCGTGTAAGCTTTTCGCTGAGGTGGATCGGCTTCATGGAAGTGATCGGCGGCCTCATTGCATCCTCCATAGGACCTTGCCGTCGATGTCCTCGACCCGTCGCGTTCCTGGGTTCAGCACGGCGCTGTCTGCCGCCTGATCGGCGAGAGATTTACCGACGCATCCTTGGACCGGATACCAGCCATCCGCGCGGAAGAAGATCAGCATCTCTTCCCGGCCGCCCGGTGCCAGGGTAGCTGCGGTATGAAGATCAGAATGTGACACTGAGTTTCTCCCCGGTGTTTGCTTCGAAGCCGTCGACGCGAATCAGTCCGGACGGCGTGACCCGGATCATAATCCGTTCCCTGGGGGTCTCGATCATGAGGAGGCGATGTCCCTTGTGCTCGCATGCCCGGCTGATCACCGCATTGCCCCATTGGAAGCCATACGGCGTCTTCTCGGATCCGGCATGGGCATCCTGTGAGGAACTCATGAGAACCTCGACCGCAGCAGGTCAGCGTCCGCACCAAGGACCGCGACGTCATGTGCGGCCGTCCGCAAGGATCCGCCGCCGACTTCAGCCTGGCTGATGACCACCAGGGCGTCGCGCATCCTGTCGTTATCGGCGCGGAGTCGGGTGAGTTCAGAGACCTGCGCCGCTGGGTCCCACGTTTCGTATAGCCGCTCTCGTATGTCTGGAGCGATCTCCATCAGACGATGCGGCAGAACGTAGCTTTTACGAGATCCACTCATGATCCTCAGCCCTCCATTCCCAGTTGCCCGGCAGCCCGAGGATGCTGGCCTGAAACTCCGCGCTTTCCTTCGTATCGAACTGGCAGGCCGCCAGATGGGTGAAGGACAGCATCGGGCGGCCGTCGTGATACAGGTCGCCAGTCCAGTACAGCGGGACAGGTGCCTTTGGCGCCGTGTTGATGACCCACCAGACGCCGGGCTGACCTCTACGCAGGGTGGCTACTCTCGGGTCCGTCATCCCTTCCTCCGTCGGCGCAGTCGTCATATCTCCATCGTAACCGGCACCCGCCCCGGCGCTCAGGAAGTCGGCCTACAGAACGTTGACCACCGTCCCGGCAGGAACCTTGAAGAACCCGAGGGCGCCCTTGATCCTGATGGGCGTCTGCACCGGCCGGACGTCGTCCAGGACAAAGCCGTGCGGACCGTCGAACCAAGGTGACGCCGACGACGTGACGCAGTCCGTGACGGTGGCCGTCCCGACGATGTGGCCGCCCATCGCCCGCAGGTCGCCGATCGTCACCGGCGGCAGCGTGAGTCCCTGGCTCTCCGCGATCCGGCAGCCGTAGTCGAGGTCGTCCGTGAAGACCGGCAGGCTGAAGGATTTGCTGGCGTGCAGAAGGACCGGGCCGCGGAACCTGGTCGGCCAGCTGCGGTTCTCGATGCGCTTGCCACCATTTAGGATCAGCCACCACCATGGACCGCGAATGCTGAGGGCGCGCAACGGAAGTTCGGTGCCGCCGGGGACATGGCGGAACCCCTGAGGATTATGGCCTTCTTGCCTGAGTTCAGCCCCGGGGGCATATGGCTGGCTCATCGGCTCCAGACCTCGATCAGCTGCCGGATCCGGGCCTTGGTGTCCTCCGGCAGCCCGCGATAGCGGTAGTAGACGGCGAGATCCTCGGCATCCTCGGCCACGTCGGAAACCAGATAGTCGATGGTCGTCCCCAACGCTGCGGCGATCTGCGACAACTTGGCGGCCGATGGACGCGGAGGGTTCTCGTGCTCCAAGGACCACAGGTAGGACTTGGAGCATCCGGCCGCGATGGCCAGCTTATCCAGTGACAGCCCGCGGGCCTTGCGCCCGGTGCGGATGCGGTCGCCGATGGGGTTGGGTGTTGCGTTACCGTCGGTCATGACGCCACCCTCACTCGGCGCTTTCCATCAGCCACAGCCTCAGCGCGCGTCCTGAAAAGTTCGCCGCCGAGATAGCAACCGCTCCCCTCCGCATAGGAGTACCAGCCTCCGACATCTCCGTCTGAATTACGGAACACGTCGTATCTGGCGGGCTTCACGGCGGTTTTGATGGTCTCGGTAGTGCCGGTGCCGTCGGTCATGCCGCATCCTCCCGCAGCGCGTTGGCCGCCCCGGCGTGGCACGTATCCCGGGAGCCGGTTGCCCGTCGGTCGGATCTCCCGCCAGATCAGGGATGCCAGCTTGTCCGCGCTGCCCTTCCGGACGGGGAAGATGAACCGGCGCACGGTCTCCGGCACCTCGTGCAGTGCCAGCCCCAATTCCCTGTCGGTCAGCGCGTCGTATTTGGCGGCCGCCGCCTGGATGTCCGCCGCCATGTGGTTGAACTCGCCCTCCAGCGCGTGGACGATCGCGTCGAAGTCGGCATGGAATTCCTCGGGCAGATCCCGGCGGACGACATCGAGATCATCACCGGCGACGATCATGCCGTGGACGGCCAGCGGGGTGCATCGGCTGATCAGGGCATGGATCCGGCAATACTCGGCGCCCTTCGCCTTCAGACGCAGGCCGCCGGAGAACCGGATGACAAATCCTTCCTCGGTCGGCGGCAGGGCTGCCGTGGCGGCCACGAGTTCGGCGATGGAGCGGTAGGACACCCGGCGGGCGCACCGCCACTCCATGATGCCGCCCAGGTGCTCCAGGTCGTCCCACTCCAGCTCCCGGCCGTCAGCGTCATAGCCACCAAGGATTACGAGGCCGTCCTCGGGATACGGGACGACGATCCTGTTTGCCGCGTAGACGGCTTCCAGCAGGTAGGTGGTTCCGGGATCGAGGGACGCCTCCTGCGCAGCGCTCAGGTCGTCCAGGTGCGTCTGCGCCCACGCCGCCTGGTCGGAGAAGAAGGAACCCTTGGTCGCCGCGCGCCACCGGCCATCATGGTAGAAGACGACGATCAGGCTGCCGTCGACCTTCTCGTAGGCGTCGAAGTGTTCGGCAGGCACGGAGTGACCGTTCTCGCCGATGTTGAAGAACTTCGGAAACGGAGTGGCGACTACCTCCCGTCTCTTGACGTCCACGATCAGGCCGCGTGCCACCATAGTAAACGGCGTCCAAGCCCGCTCGTAGGCGCACTGCTTCGTGTAGCAGAACAGCCGGAGATCGCCGTCGGACGACACCTTGACCATGCCGTCCGCCTCTGCGGCATGAAGACCGGCGGCGAGGTCATCAAAGGAATACTGGCGGGCGGGGTGGAGGATTTCTGAGCGCACGTCGGCTGCTCCCCATCGGGGGTTGGCAACAGACCGCGGGAAGACGCGGCGAACGGACGCTCAGCAGATGCCTATGGTAGCCCGACGATGGCCGTAGGATGGAGGAAGTCGGGATACCGGGGCGATGACGAGGAGCCTTACTCGTCGTCGTCGTAAGTATCTTTGAAGGTCTGCTCCCAATCCACTTTAATCAGTCCGTGCATTGACGAGGCGCTCACCCGGCCGGAGGGCTGCCGAAGACCTACGATTGTCACACGCCACGCACCGAAGCTTTCCCGGATTCGCAAGGTGAACTCTCCCCGGTCAAACGTGAAAAGCATGTCGCCGGTGATGATGACCGGCATATGGCCTCCTGCGGCCTCCGCCTGCATCCTGCTGACGTCGATGGTGATACCAGGCTGATCCCAAATTGACATCCACGCCTGACAGACGGTTCGGTCGAACACGAGCAGGTGCCGCGCATCGGCCACCCAGCCATCAATCTTGTCAGCACTCCTCGGATCGCAGCTGGCAGCGGCCTCTGTGCAGAGCCGGGCGTGGTCTGCGGCAAGTGCTTGTCGGATCATGTTCGGCCGCCTGAATGTGAGTGAGCCGAACGGTATAGCTGACAAGTTGGGTTGACGTAATCCAGACGGGAACGGCCCTGAGCTCCTGCCAGGCTTGCTGAGGGCGCTGGAGTCCGGGGTGTCCGAGTATGGGGTCGAGCAGGGAAACGCCTCCTGGAGGCTCTTAGGCGGTCGTTGCGAGGCGGCAGTGAGCCGGATTGTCGGTTTTCGCGAGGCAACCACGGCTCACAAAGGCGGCTGGAGCCAGTCTACCACGGAACCCGCATATCCTGCCCGGCGGCGATTGCCGCGATCTCCCAGGCTTCCAGTTCCGGCGTCTCGTCCTCAAGGCTGTCCATGAGAGCCTCGGTATCGCCGCTGTCGTCGAGGATTTCAGAGTCTGCCGGGCGGATGGCGGGGTCTTCCATGCCCGGAGGCTGATCCGAACCGGCGGAGAAGTAAGGAGCGAACCTCCACCGCGCATCCAATCCAATCCTATCTGATACTCCGTGCTTTTGGAGTCCAGAGAGGAAGATATCGGAGTTCCAACGGTATGGGTTCAGGTTGATCTCATCCTGCTCGGCACATGCCGCCTCGAACTGCGAGAGGAATTCGGCGATGTCATCAAACTTCTCCGCCATCGCCGTCGCGCAGTTTAATGAGTTGCGCAGGCTCCGTGGTGCGTCGGGACGCATTAACGCCATCGGCGCGTATCCGAGTTGGTTTAACGCATACCGGAGCATCCTGCTCGGCTCGTCGCAGGTCTGACCGGCGTAAGCCAGGGACTGGAGTGACTCGCCGAGGTGCCACATCGCCGCCTTGCTTCCGGGGCCTACGTGATCTTTCTCGGCATGCCGCAGGAGGACGTCGCACACCTTGCCGACTTCCCTGGTGGCTTCGGCGGAGATCAGGCTCACCGCGTCTGCCGAGACACCGAACTTCTCGGCGATGAACGCGAATGCGTCCACATCCTGTGGCTGGACCGCAAGCGTGGCGATCGCGCAGATATCCTGCATTTCATGGCGGCCGTAGAGGGGGCTGGTGTCGATGAGCGGCAGGCCAGCCGCATCCATTTCTTCGACGGAAATCTGATCGCCGTGGGTGCCTGTATCAAGCAGCGGCTGCCCGTTTCCGCGTGCCATCCGCTTGTTGTTTTTGTAGCGCGTCCTGCTGATACCCAAGGCGACCCACGGTTGGCGGTTCTCCTCCGAGTTCTCACGCCGCTGCGCCATCGTCGGGATCCCCTTGGCACGGCGCCGGAGATAATGCCGGATCGGCTCGTTGCAAATCGATGTGTCTCCAAGGGCAACCATTTCTTCCTCGGTGATTCCGAGCATCTCGATCGCCGTCGCTTTGAAGTAGCCGTAGCGGGCCGCATCGACCTTGTATGTATTGCCGCCCACCGTGTAATCCGGCGGCACGATCCCGTCGGCGTCGTCTACGGCTCGCCTGAGCACCGCATGCTCGCAGCTACCGGCCCAACCGCTTTCAATCGCGGCGAAACCTCCGGCGATCAGGGGTGAGCAATACTCCCGGACCATTTCAGGGACTCGGCCGACATCGAAAAGGTAAGTCATCGCCGACGACACGAGCATCATGAAAGGATTACGCAAGCCGACGGGCACTCCACCGGCGGCCGCCCAGATGCTGTCGTGCTCGACACGGTAGGCCACCAGCCGGGGGAGTTCGAGAAGGAAACGGGCACGCCAGATGTTACGGTTGACCTTTATGTTGCGGGATGTCGCCATAAGGCTGTCCAGGCGTTCGATCAGAGCTTCCTGCGGCGAGTTGCCGTCCCAAGGTGCGAGAACGATGTTAAGCGGCTCGCGCTCCCACTTCTGCGGCGTCTTATCGCCACGGACCGCATTGACGGCCACAGCGCGAGCCATCTTACGGGCGGCTTTCTGTTCAGCGGTCAACTGACGGCCGGACATGGTTACCGTAACCGGGAGTTCCTCGAGGAGACGTTCCATGTCCACGACGCCGGTGCCGCAGATCATCCCATAGCGGCGATCCCCGGGGAACGGATCCGCCATGCCGGTGAAGACCGGGCGTGCCGTGTACACGGGCTGATTCCAAACCCCGACCTGGGGATCCACAACGCGAGCACCGATCTCGACTTGGGCGCCCAGCGTCTCCAGGCGAGCGATGGTATGTACCCGCAGGCGGTTCAGCATTGACTTCCTCTCGGCCTCGGTCGTCGACCGCGACAGCCAGAAGCGGAAATGTGCACCAAGCGTCTCCGGGGAGGCATCCTCGGCCAGCGGGCGGCCATCCTGTCCGGCGACGCAGGTGGAGGAGGACCACTGCCAGCTGAAGCCCGTGTCCTGCATTTCCTTTGGAAACAGGCTGAGCAGGAAGGCAAGCGCGGCGGCAGGATCGCGGCGGGGATCGATCTTGAAGTGGTTCGGGATCTTATCGAGGTCACAGATCAGCCAGTAGCGAGGTCCGTCTACCAGACCGCGTGGTGTTGCCCTGGTCTTCCTGCCCTTATTGTCGACACCGGCGGGTTTGTAGGATTTCGCACGAGTGATGGATGACCCGGCCTCTGGGGCAATGTTGCCGCCGACAATGTAGCCGACGCCATCCAAACCTTCGCAAATACGAACGCACTGGACATGCATTGTCGGCAGATCGGACACCGGCAACGCAATAGGATCGAAATAGGTGCCGCAATGGTAAGGCTTCACGTCCACTGTGCCGTCGGCGTTGACGGTGATCGTCTTGTTTGCGGAGAACTTCGCCCCAACGCGCATGAGCAGGATGTGGTCGACGGCGGCAGGCGCGCCGGACGGCAGGATGTCGTCGTCCTGAGACGAAACGTCTGTCGGAACGTAGCCGATGAGTGAGGTGGACCCCAGAACCTGGACAGGAAACGGTGCGACTTAAGAGAGAGTCTCGCCGGTTTCCAAGGCCCCCTCACCGATCCAGAGGGGTTCAACAATTCGTAT